GCTCACGAACTGCGCCCCCCATGACAAAGCTCGCATCAAGCGCGGAGTCGTCCAGACCGAGATCAATACTTACCGCACCCATCATGCCGCCCCCCCGGTAGCTGTCGGTTTTGCGCGTCAGTTTGGGCAGAGTGACGGACGTCACCTTACCCACTTCGTTTTCACCATCCACAAACAGCGTAAAAAAGCGAAGATGTTTTGGCACAGCCATCAGGCACCTCCCAGCACCGCAAATGCGGGTTCAAAGTATTCATCAGTAAACGTCTGGTAAAGCTCCATGTCTTCCAGTGGCGGAACGGGCGTATATTTGTAGCGAATACGCACACGCCCCTGACGTAAATCCGTGGTGCTGTTATCCACCACGTCATACCAGCACTCTGCGCCAATCAGTTTCCCGGCAGTAACCAGTGAATCCAGTTTTGCCCTGATGGCACTGATAACATCCTTCACGTTCGCAGGCGTCAGTGGACTGTCGATGGTTTCAAACTGCGCTTCCGCAATTGAATCAGCCAGCACCTGTGCGGTTCGGGTATACACCTCAAAAATGTAGGCGTTCGTTTCCGGTGTGCGGTTGCCCCAGAAGCGGAACCCGTTGCGACGAATAATGGTCGTGATTTCTTTGTTGTTGAGGCTGTTGGCATCGCTGTCTTCGGCCTGCAACGACCAGAACACATGCCTCGACATCCCCAGCACATTTTTAACCGGAACGTTGGACAGCGATTTGTGCCAGCCCTGCTCATGGTCAATGTACGCACGAAGGCCGCACGCATAAGCAGGCGCGGGGAACGTTTCGTTTTCGCCACTTTTCGGGTTGTAGGCGATGAAGTCCGGCCATAAGAGCATCACTTCACGTTCGTTGAATTTCTGGCGGTAGGTAATCGCTTCAGCCATCGTGTTACAGCCGTGACATGAGGCATACACAAATGCGCGCAGTTTACCCGCAATCACGCACAGGGATTTTGTCACCGCCTCCGTGTCCAGCTCCGGCGCGGCCAGAATACGCGGACGGTATCCGATGCTTTCATCCTGCTCTGCAACAAGCAGCGCATACATCCCCGTATAGCTGCCGTCATCCTCAGAACCACCGATAACCAGTTGATCCTGCGTCTTTTCGTCTTCTTCTTTGTGTTCAGCCACGCGAACGACGATCACCTTTGTGCTCACCTGGTCTGCGATGGCCTTAAGCGCACGATAAAGCGTCCCCGTTGTTCCGCATTTTCCCAGCACGTCATTGACGCGGGTCAGCAGTGTGGGCTTGTTCAGCGGGAACAGCTTCGCGTCCGCATCATCCGCCGTTACCACGATACCGATAACGCTGGAATCAACATCGTTAATCGCTGTTACCAGGTCGGTATTTTCCGTAACACGGGCACCATGAAAACGAGTTTCACTCATAGCTTCAGCCCCTTGTATCCGTTAAATGATTCGGCAACAATCATCACCCACCACGCGCGTAATCTCACCCCTGCGCCGTTCTCCCGCCACGGCGACAACAAAAAGCAGTAACCCCCTCCGCACGCACATGCGACCATGCCACACAGGGAGGGAGCAGATGACCGACACCACCATGCAATTGCTCAGTCAGGGCACAGACCCCGTGAAAATGCCGGATTTTGATATTCTCGCCGAGGGTAAAACGCTGTCCGGCGTGGCAGAACGCCTGATGAACCTGTCACTGACCGACAACCGGGGATTTGAGGCGGACCAGCTCACCATCACGCTGGATGATGCCGATGGCCAGTTGCAGCTACCGCCACGGGGCGCGCGTCTGACGGTTCTCATTGGCTGGAAAGGGGAACCGCTGACAGAAAAAGGCACTTACATTGTTGATGAAATCGCTCACGAAGGACCGCCGGACAGGCTGACTGTTTCAGCCAGAAGCGCAGATTTTCGGGATGAATTTAACGTTAAACGTGAGGTGTCCTGGCATGATGTGACCGTTGAGCGTGTGGTATCCGCCATCGCTCATCGGTATGGTCTGAAACCGCAAATCAGCGAAATGCTGATGGATATCGAAATCGACCACGCCGACCAGACCGAAGAAAGCGACATGTCCTTCCTTACGCGCATGGCGGAAATGCTGGGCGCAATCACCACGGTAAAAAGCGGTAATCTGTTATTCATCATGCCCGGAGGTGGCGTGAACGCGCAGGGCCAGCCGTTGCCATCGTTTGCCATCACACGCAGCAGCGGCGATCGCCATCAGTTCCGCATTGCTGACCGCGAGGCGTATACGGGTGTACGCGCCTACTGGCTTGATCTTAATTACGGGAAAAAGAAAAAAGTCAGCGTGAAACGCCGCAAACCGCCAAAACCCAAAAAGGAGAAAAGCAGCAGCCGTGAAGGTGATTATATGGAAGGCGCGGAAGGCAATGTGTTTGTGTTACGCAAGACTTATCAGAACGAGCAGGCAGCAAGACGCGCAGCGGCGGCAAAGTGGCAGCAGCTACAACGCGGAGCCGCATCATTCTCCATCATGCTGGCACGCGGACGCGCAGAACTCTACCCCGAAATGCATGGCACGGTAACAGGCTTTAAAAGCGAGATTGATAATCAGGACTGGATTATTGCAAAAGCCGAGCACACCATTGATAACAGCGGCTTTACCACACAGCTTGAGCTTGAGGCAAAAATCCCGGAATGGATAGCAGAAACAGAGTGAGCAACTTAGACATATTAGCTCAGACTTAAACTGGCAAGTTTACAGTATAGAATTAAACATAAACGACGGTCCGCTCCGTGTCAGAAGCGGACTTTGTCATCCCTATGTAAGGTTGATTGCTTAATACGCATTTAATTTAAATTTGTATTTGCCTTCTATGTAATGGATAAATTCAATTATGCTTTTTTCTATCGCATCTAATATATGAATATATCCATCCCGATTTAAGGTCCTATCCAACTCAAAGTGATGAACTATCCCATGTCTATATTGTATGATTTCAGAAATTCGATTCTCAAGAAAATCAACTGATTTTCCAATTCTTTTTTTCTTATAAAGAATCGCTCTCACATCTATATCCAGCCACTCTTTATATGCTTTGTTTAGGTGGGTTAAGTTTTGAAAAGTGTAATTTCTTGCAATAACACTTTCTATTGAAATATTTCCTTTCTCTATCTCAAGCAGAATATCAAAATCAACTTTTTGCTTATACGATGTTCTTTTTGCTATTGCGAAAGGATCGTACTTTATAAGTATTTGAAAAGCTCTAGAGAAAAAATATTCAAACATAGCAACCGCAAAAGGTACTAATCCATTATATATAACTCTACTGGGATCCATACATTGCATGTAATCAAAGTATTCGGATAAGCCGCCATCTTCCGGTAGGTTTAATTTAATAGAAGGTTCAGGTAAGGCATGTTTAACAGCGGAAATCTCATGATGGACATGATTAAATATTGAAGAAATGCCACGACTGATCGGACTACTAGAATCCTTCCATAGAGGAGCGTACCTATTTTTCCCATAATCACCTATAAGTGTTCCACCAAAAAGACTCCGTGCGCCTTTTAGAACATCATTAAGCATTTTTACATCATGCCAACTAGCGCTATATAAATTACGCACATGCAATGCCCATTTATTACCAGATATGTGTAGTTCGTCATTTGAAACAGGATATATATCAGCCGAAACTCCATCTGTAGATTTGAAGTCCGTATCATCAAACCAAGAGTAATTCAACGTTCCTTGGGGCCATTCCCACAAATGTTTACACCTTTTAAAACCTAAATTTTCAAGGTAATTTTTAAGTTCGTTTCTAGTTGCTTTTTTAGGGTACAGCGTTATATCTCTTCCCATGCTTTATTCACCTGATATACAATATTTTAAATTTTAACTATTATGAACGTATGAATTTTCACATTGGATGTATGGAAGTTCAACAACTATTGAAAGTTCAATTTTCACTCTTCGCACAGAGCGAGCTGTTAGTTGGAATTAGGGATCGTACAATCTAGAATAGCGGCAACACCACGTTAAGGGAGGTCGCTATGTTCCGTTGTCCGCTTTGTGGCGCATCTGCCCGTATCCGCACAAGTCGTCCGGAAAATGATTCAAACACCGTGCGGCAAAAGTATTACCAGTGTAACAATCTGGAATGCGGCGTATGCTTCTCAACACTGGAAGCTTTCCATAAATTCACATCGAAACACGCCTCCGGCGTTCACTCTTCAGAAGGTATCCCGTGGCATGAGCTACCAGCTTCACACAGGGGAAACAATCAGATGAGTTTGCCTTTACCTCAGAATTAACAAGCAGAATTGCCGGAGTAACAAAAAAGCGATAGATTACGCGCGGGTGCCTTTCGGCTGATGGTCGGAGGGAATACCCGAAGGCCAGATGTGGAAAGGCCCCGGAAAACACTTTTGTTTAACCGAGGCCCTAACCGTCTACCCTAAGCAAGTGAAAGGTTAGCGCCTCTCCGGAAAAGGAGCAAGTGCTATGTCGCAAAAATCGCTTACAGCCATCACGTTCTGCGTGACGGTAATCCTCATCATCTGGATGTTGCACGGTTCGCTGTGCGAAATACGGATGAGTTTCTGGGGAGCGGAGTTTGCGGCGTTCTTACAGTGTAAGCAGTAAGGAAACCGCGACGGGGGAGTAATCCCCCGTCAATCGGTTGCCAGGGTAAGGTCGATAAGGCACCCTATCTCACGGCTCTAAATGCAAAAATTCCATGAAACTGTGGGATTTTTGCATCACTACTGATACAGATCTGACCTTCTTTATGTCTCACTCTATACCAGCTAATCAATTGACACTTATCAATAAAAAAAAATCTGATAAAATCAAAATGTTTTGTAACAAATATCAACTCGTATTGATCCAAAGGAGGCGGATTACATGGCATTAATCAAATGTCCTGAATGCCAGAAAGAGGTGAGCGATTCAGCATTGTATTGCCCTGCTTGCGGTAAACAAATAAAAAAACTTAAGCGTTCATTTTTTGGAAAGCTCATTAAGTGGATTTTTATATTATTTAATATTTTTATGATATATACGCTTTTAGTTGGACTGGGAGGCACTAGTGAAATAATAAATAATGCTACATCCGATGCCGAAAAAGCCGGTGCAGTTATTGGTACAGGCTTAGGTTTAATTACCATTGGAAGTTTATGGGTTATTGGCGATATCATTATCGGAATTTTAGTGTTTCTTACTAAACCAAAAGGATAACAAAATGAAAAATATAATTTTTTCTATAGGTGCATCATTTATATCAATTAGTGTACTGCCTGTTCACGCAGCAACTGAACATAATAACTTCAATGCAGTACTCCAGTGCCGAGCAATAGAAAATAATAAAGACAGACTTTCTTGTTACGATAAGTCAATACAACCGACTCGAACGAAAGTTGCTGAAAAATTCGAAAGCAGAGATCAATGCCCTGATGAGAAAGATGATGACAGACGTTTATCTTGTTATGATCGTTTTTTTTCTCCAACATTTACTCCATCTGTAAACTCAAAATCTAAAACGGAAAAGCCAGTAACAACAGAGGCTCAGCAACCAAATCTTTCTGAGATATCTAAATGCCGAGCAGAAAATGATAAAGAAGCCAGACTAAACTGCTACGATAAACTATTCCCACAGGATAAAGCTGTTCAAGCTGAATCAAAATTAGAGAAAGCCACAGATGTAGGAAAATGGCACACATCCATTACTACATCGCCAATTGATGATTCGAAAAATGTAATTTTATCGTTAGAAAGTGATGATTATATCAGAACTCCATTTGGAGAAGCGGTTACTCCTACTCTGTTTATAGCTTGCCGAGAAAAGAAAACCGAAGTATTTCTTAGTTGGGATGTATATTTAGGCCTTGAACAAACCAGCATGCTTTATCGTCTTGATAAACAGAAAGCAGTTGAGCGAAACTGGCTAGTATCTACAGATACAAAGGCTGTTTTTTATAAAGGTAATGACATTGATTTCATCCGAAAACTAGCCAACTCAAACAAAATGTATACAAAAATAACTCCTTATAATGAGAGCCCTGTAAGTGCAACTTTCAATTTAAACGGCCTGTCAAACGCGCTAAAACCACTTCAAGCTGCTTGTAACTGGAAATAGCATAAATCATGTGGCTTAGCCACAATCACAGATAACACAAAGCCCGTGAAAACGGGCTTTGTGTTATCTGTAACTCGAAAATGTGGTCACTACGTGGACACGTGCTGATATAAATCCTTTTATATCAATAAATTAAATCATCATTTTTTTCATCAACAAGGATTTTCACGTTTGTGTTACCTGTATGAGACGAGAGTTAACCGGACAAGTGTGCCATAATCTCGCGGCCAGGCATACTTGCGAAGATTTCAGGTATAAGGATACGTAATGATACAACCTATTTCCGGCCCTCCTCCTGGGCAACCACCAGGTCAGGGAGATAACCTGCCGTCTGGCGCGGGCAATCAGCCTTTATCCAGTCAGCAACGTACTTCGCTGGAAAGCTTAATGACGAAAGTGACCTCACTGACGCAACAACAAAGAGCAGAACTGTGGGCGGGTATCAGGCACGATATTGGTCTGTCGGGAGATTCACCGCTGCTTTCGCGTCACTTCCCTGCCGCTGAGCATAATCTGGCGCAACGTCTGCTGGCCGCGCAAAAAAGCCATTCTGCCCGCCAGCTTTTAGCGCAATTAGGGGAGTATTTACGTCTGGGGAATAATCGTCAGGCGGTCACGGATTATATCCGTCATAACTTTGGTCAGACGCCGCTGAATCAGCTCTCACCGGAGCAATTAAAAACCATTCTCACCCTGTTGCAGGCTGTCTCTTATACACAAATCCCCACCCGGGGATTTGTGATGTCTGTCAGTCTGCTTTAGGGGGACTCTTTCCATCCGGTAGTTTCCTTCCTCCCCGGCAGCGATTTTTTGAACTTTTTC